CAGTGGTGAATGCCACCTGCCCCACAACGGGAGTGCTCTCCACGCCAGTGAAAGCGGCTTCCTCGGCGATCCCGGTGAAAGTGGTTCCCGCAAGAGTGGGTAGATACCCGTCCTTACCCGTCACCCTCACGACCGTGCACTTGTCACGGAGCTGTCCACCAGGTGCATCCGGGATGGAAAAATTCTGATTCAGAAATTCTTCTGGAACAAAATATCCGCCCTCGTTGTCGGTTCCCTCTTGCATGGCTTTGGTCTCATCTGGCGATGCAGTGCGGAAGAACGAGTCTTCTGATTTGGCAGAGAACCACCGGAGCCATACGTCAGATTGGTACTGTGCCTCAGCCTTCACGTTGTCGCCTGCCTTGGCGAGAATCCATGACGGCTGTGCCATAGCTGGCAAGTCCCGACCGAGGTCAGACTTCACCCAGCCAGCCGGGCGGTAGTTCGCATCCACGTGACTGAGATACGTGCCATCGGCGCGCTTGATGTTCTTGCTGTCCTCAGCAATGTCGCCAGCCGCCACGGGCACCGTGTTCAACGGCTGCATGTCGCTCTTCATCGCTGCCTCTAGGCGGCGAGTCAGGTCGCTCTCGGTCTCAGCCTCGGTCTGTACTGCTTCCATCTCTTCGGTCAGCGTTCGAGCGCGATCAAGATCGCCCGTCTCGAGTGCCTTCTCAGCCATCAGGCGGAGACTCTCCGCGTGGCTGAACTTGTTGATTTCCTCACTCACTATCAGTTGTCCAATCTTTCTTTGAATACGTTTTTCGCCCGTCGCAGTCGAGCGGTCAGCAGTCTGGCCACCAATCCCTCGCTCGCGTCGGTTTCGGCAGGCACGCGATCAGCCCGGACTTCGGCGGCAATGTCGGCGGCAGTAGCGTCCGGCAATGCGTCCTTGAGCTCAGGCGGCTCGAGGCCTCCATCTTTTAAGTGTTTGGCAAGGTGCTTCCACACCCCTTGCTTATCCGATTCGGGGATAGTGGTGCCCCCGCGAGCACCATTAAGAACCCCGATTCCTGTCTGGCAGGCGACCACATTGGCGTCGCCAACGTTTCCGCCGCCGCTGACTTCATGATGAATAAATCTGTAAGAGCTTTTGGCGTCCGGGTTGGAGCCATAATTTAGGTACGCAAACGCCTCTTCATACGCAGCCTTATCATCCCTATTTAACCGACGCGTATTATCTGCACCGCTCCACGGCTCCTGAATAACCCCTGTGTCGTGCGGTGGGATGACTATCTTCAGCTCATCAGTATCCTCGGCTACTTCGCTCTTCGCGCTAATCGTGGCGGTGTCGGGGCTTGCGCCTCGAAGCACTGATGACACCTCTACCCAATCGAGATCCTTGATACGGCGAACCGCTGTTCCGTCCTGCCTGTCCATCTCGACAGCGCCGTCCGGGATGTTGAACCCCACGGACCACGACCTCACGAATCCACCCGAGACGTTACTAAACGCTTCACGTCCCATCTGTGTGTCCAAATTGAACTGGATACGGTTATAAAGTCTCGCCGTACCGTCCTCAGACTCTACGGATAAAGCAGATATGACCTTGCCTACAACGGCGCTCGGGTCGTGAGCAACCAGTGCAGGGATTGGGAGATTGTTCTTGATGGAGTTGTCGAACGCACTGATCTCGATAATGTCGAGGTCTGAGTCCACAATTCCCATTGAATTAGTGAACGCCTCGACGATCCCAGCCGCCTCGTCTATGACCTTTATGTCGCTAAGGTCTGCGATCTTATGTTCCATCAGTAGCTCTCCCCTTCACTAATGACGCTCGCCTGGCGCATTGCCCAGTCGAGGCTCTGCCCCGGATTCAACGGATTCCCGCCCCACAGCAGCCAGCTCACAGCACCTGGACCAGGCCAATCACTCGACTCTGGTTTGCTGTTCGCCGCTGCCTCGAGATCGCTCATATGTCGCTCGAACCACGGCCCCATGCGGAGCACCTTCGCATCAGTGACAATTCCCTTGGCGAGTCCCTGCGCCTCTTCGAGTACCATAGCTGTCGTCCCCTGACTGGCAGCTCGCCCCTCTTCGATATACTGCAACCCCCTGGTCGCGTTGGCCTTCATGTAGTCAGGTACAGGCACCTTGAACTCAGTGACGGTCATAGTGGCGGTAGCAATTTCTAGCTCTTTATCAGTGCCAGTGCTCAACCCCAAGGCGACAGCCGAAATAGCTGCGCGATCTTCGATGTATGCCGTGTCTGTCATCGGTGTCCAGGTCAGGCGGCAGTTAGGGTGCGAGCCGATCACGTCTGCCGCATCTGCGACGGTGTAAATCTCACCGTTACGCTGGGAGCATGTACGCCCATCAGCAGGATCTTCCAGCGTGTCACTGGATTCACCATCCGGGTCGAACGCCCTCACGAAACCGATGTCCTGGCTGGCGTAGTAGCCGATGGTGGTCGCGTTCTGTGCCCTCATGACCTCAGTGCGAGCGATGGTACGGGCGCGGTTCTTGTATGTTTCCTGGACGATAGAATTGATCCCTGGGAACTTGTCCTTCGGCGCTCCCCGCGCTAATTGCGAGATTGAGTAGCCACGCTCTACAGCCAGATCAACCGAACGAGCTACAGCCTGCTCGGTGCTGGTCCACATGGCCGTCGCAGCCATCTCGGCAGGGCCGATCAGCTGGCGGATGATTGGTAGCTTGTCGTCGAATGGCACCGCGCCAGCCACACCAGAGGCCGCTACCGTCTGCCAGGTGGCTTTGACTACCTCGTGATAGCCTCTACGAACCACGTCCTTCAGGCCCTCGCCACCGTCAGATGGCAGGATAGACCCCACTGGCGGCAGCGCTTTGACCTCAGAAACGTCGCCAGAGCGCTCCATCAGTCGGCCCATACGCCCGGCCACCGTGCTGCGTAGGCGCTTGAAGTACGCCTGCAACTTCTTCTCGAAGTCATCACTCAACTGCTCGCGCTCTTTCTCTAAGCGCGCAGAGAGCGCCCGCGAGCGAGGGAGTGCCGCAGGTGCCCGTAGCATGTAATCAGCCGCCGGTATGCCCGCCTGGAGACGCTTAGCGTCCGTTATACCGGCAGTCAGCTCGGCCACATCGACGCCTTCGACGCCAACTTCCATGATGTTCATCGGCACGAGCCTCGTGCCGCCACCCTCGAGCGCCGTGAATCCAAGCGCCGATCGGGCTTCGTTCAATGTGATAATGCCAGCCGCGTACTGCCCGACGACCCTTGTCGAGGCGACGGTGACGTCCTCAGTCCACGCCTTTACGCCAGTCGTGTTGCCTCGAACCACGGTTCCAGGCTCCAGCTCAAAGGCTCGCGTGAGGAACGAGGCCACCTTGGCCACGAGCGGGCTCACCGTTTCCGCGATAAAGCTCTCTCTGGCCTGCTCATAGTTGCTGTATGAACTGACCTCGAGCCCCGACTGTAGCCCGAGCAGGATGGGCGGCACGCCAAATACGGCACACACCCTGGTCTCAGTGGCTCGGCTCATGGCGCTCGTGTCCATGTCCTTGAGGGACGGGGCGATCTGCTGGTACTCCGCATCGCTATCGAGCACCGCTACGCCGTGCCAGCCGCGCTGACCCGAGAACGAGGACCGCCACTTGTGCCGAGCCGCGTCGGCCTCCTGCTGCGAATTGATGCGCCGCTGTAGCTTCAGGATTCCCGCCGGCACCCCGGCATTGGCGAAATAGCTGGCCAGAAAGGTCGCTACGCTGATGTCAATATTGAGATATCGAGCACAGACGGTGAGCGGAGACAGCCCATAAACGTCGTCTGCTGGGTTGGGTAACTTGAGATGTGACACATCGCCGGGCGGCAGCGAGTACGAGCTGCCATCAATCTCATAGGTGTATCCGCTGACGATGCCCTTGTTGAGGTTGACCGTCACACGATCGGGTCGAAGTAGCTGCAAGCTCACGATGGCACCAGAGCGACCGCGCTCGCGCATCACGTACGCGTTTCCGCTCACCTGTAGGTATGTCATGAGCAGCTCTACGAACTCAGCCATCGACTGATCGGCGTTGGGGTGCTGTGCTAGGTCATAGTCGACGCGCTCAACCGTGCCATCGTCTGCCTTGCGCTCTACCTCGTAGACAGGTGCAGAGGTGATCGTCGCCAGTTCGCGAATACATGAGTGGACGATCGTGTTCTGGTCATAGCCACGTCTCGCGAACGGCAGCAGGTCAGGAGCTGAGGTAGACGTATCCGGTGCGAGAGGCACCGACATCGAAACAGCCCGCTCCTCCTGCTTGACGCGGGGGGAGAGGAGCCGCTCCAAAAATGACGACACAGGCGTTGCTCCATTGTTGGAACGAGTGCATGGCTGAGGTTATGTCCTATTGGCGTGGTTGGTCAACAGTAAGGGCAAGGAAAAGCCCCGCCACCTTACGGGGGCGGGGCCTGATGTGTGGCTCCTGCGACGCTAGCGCACCCCTGTTTTTAGTAGCAGGTGTAACTTATCAAGATCTCGTGGTCTTCCGCACACCGCATAACGAGCGCACATGCAGTCCCGTAATAAGGTCGAGGTCTGTTTAGAAATGCGGTCATCGTCGCATCGACCCAGTGCCTTCCATGGCACCCGTCCTCGAAGCACCTGTCGCCATATTGCTCGGCCACTTCGTAGATGCTCTTTACTTGGTCCATCGTCGCTCCCTCTCGCTGCTCTTGCTCTCGTTGATAGTGTGATCATAGGGTGTGGTCAACGTGTTGTCAAGTTGACTACACTATGCTACGCTATGCGTCAACAAGAGAGCAAGGAGCTAAAAATGAAACTGATGACAAAGGCAATTATCAAGAAACTTGAAAAGCGTGGGCACGGGAACGAATTCAAAGATGACGATGAAATTATCGTCAAGTTTTTCAATCCCATGGGGAGAGGTACTTGGTACGTGATGGAAGGCGAGAAGCAATCTAACGGCGATTGGTTCCTCTTCGGGCTAGCTGATTTATGGGAAAAGGAGTGGGGATATACATCACTATACGAACTCCAAAGCGTAAAGCTGCCGCTCGGACTAGGGGTTGAGCGGGACATGCACTTTAGCGGCACTTACAAAAACCTAAAGGAACTGCAAAATGCCGCAAGCTAAATCTGACCAGTTAGATACTCAGAGTCGGCCATCGCTGAATTCGACCGACCTCATTACAGGCGCTCTGGTTCAAATGGGGTTCGGCTATATGGGAGGGGAACCTGTCGTCGGTATATTCAAGGGCGATGAACCAGATCCAGTACTAGTCCTATCCAAGGAAGTTCTGGCCATCGCAGTGGAGCAGGGATGGGCCGACCACGGTAACGACTGCCCTCACTGCCACCCGGACTAGCGACCGAGCTAGTCGTAATCTCCGTACTTTCGGTTATCGCCATACCCGGCGATGCCG